ATACTCAATAAACCACCGGAAACCAAAAATCTGTCCTTGCCCCAAAATCTCAATTGCGGAGTTAATTCATTCGCATATCCTAATTGATAAAAATTAACTTTATTCGCTCTTTTTCCTATAGGATTAAAATTCGCACCTAAAGAACTACCGAATGTATTTCCTCCATCTCTAGACAACGTCAGATCAATTCTTTGCTCTTCATCTGAATCTCCTTGTTCTAAAGTGAAAGTTAAATTATTAGCGATAAATGGACTATTATCAGGAAGTCTCACAGTATCAGTAATTCTAACCATTGGAATTTCCTTTTTCTCAATCTCTCTGGTTAATGGATGATAGTAATCATAAGTGTAGATAGTAGAATCTAATTTATATAAATTTCCATCTTCAAAACTTACAAAATAATATCCATCATTATAAAAAACTACTCTTCTTGGCGGAAAAAAATCCATCTCATAATTAGTAGCATAGAAAAATGAATTAGTATTAAAATCATAAAATAATGTTAAATTATCTAACGGATCAACAAAAGTAAGGTAATAAAGCATGTGCCCATCCTGATTAACCAAATATCCATAACTTTTTTCAGGATGACTCAAATTTGATATTAAATAATTTATACCTTCATTTGAAATTGTTTTAGTTTCTCCGCCTGAACTTAATACTATAATTGGCCCTGTTTTTTCATTAGTTCCAAGCCAAACAACGAATTGTTCACTAAAAGCTATTGTTGATGAATTAATGCAGCCATAATCAATATTAAAAGCGCTAGTTCTTTGATAAGGAAATAATTTATATCCTACGTCCGTCCATAATTCAGTAACGGTATGACCCATAACAAATAAATTATTGCCTTTACCTGGAACACGAATACATGCTACTGGTTTATCTGGCTTAGTTTGAAATCCACCTTCGTTATTAGATGCCGCAGGCCAAGACAATCCGTTATTTGGAGCTGATAATCGCCAAATAGGTCTGTCTTGTTCTACAGATATAAAATATCCATCTTGAAAAGAAACATACAATGGAACAAAATTTAAATCTGCTTTAACAAATTTTGCCGGTGGTGTACTAGGATTATAATCATAAATATGAATATGTACTTTATCGCAAATAGCTATTTGACAAGCATTATTTTCATCAATAAAAACATCTCCAGTAATTGTATCTAATGTTCCAATTTGTGTAGCTATAAATTTATCATCAATTAAAAAAACCTTGTCATTAATTACAGCTACTAATTTATTCAAATTAATGCTATTAAATAATCCCCGTCCTATTCCATCACCAAATAATTCAGAAACAATCTCATAACCAGCCGACGGAATTAACCAATCGTTAGAAATAAGCATGTTATAAGTAGATGCCAAAGAAGTTTTAGGATATCTACCAAAAGTATTACCCCCTACTATATTTATTGGAATGTTAGTTTTCTTCGTCATCTTACTGGCCTAAGTCCCTTACCAATATTAGCATCTGCATACGTTAATGATGGATAACCACCAAAACGATCTCTCTTTACTCCAGAAACATCTAATGGGCTTACATCTTGTATCTTAAGTCTTAATTGTTCTAATGTTGCCCCTGTTTGTTCAGGAAGACCCATTAAATAGAAATTGGAAATATATAGAGCTAATTCATGCTCTAAGTAATTTATATAATATTCTTCAGTAATTGCCGATATATCCGCATCAAGAGTTGTGTCCGAAAAACAAAACTTACCCCATATTTTTAATACATAAGCCCCAGCAGGTTCAAAATATAAATATATATTAGAACCACCAAGACATCTTTCGATGTGCCAAGAAAAAGGTAATGATGCAATATGGTCAGCTCTTGCTGCTCCAAAATATTCTTTCCTATCTATTCTTATGGAAGGATAACGAACATCTCCTATATTAAAGGTAAAAGTTTCAATTAATACTAAATTTGGAATGAAGTATTTCTCTTGTCCAGCAACCCCATTTAATACATATTCATTAAAATAAGGAATAAATCTATCGTCATATTTCGTACCAGCAAGAATCTTATTAAGCATTCCTAATCCATCAGAGATTTGTTGCCCACTCACTGTTTGAAGTGAGCGAGCAACAATACCGCTTAAAAAATAAGCATTCGTAATAAGTTTTCTTGCTGTATACGCCATTTCCTTATGTCCTCTTATAGAGAATCTACTACTGATACTAAAGAAGCAGTCAAAGAACCGGCTGATACTTTATATTCAATAGTTGGAACTGCGGTCACTAATTTAGAAACAACTTGCATTTGTTCTTCTATAATTACAGCAGCAACTTGTCCTACCATTACGCAACCATTAGTAGCTGAAGATCCACCAGCACGAAGTTTCGCAGTATCAGAAGCAGCTACTGGAGTAAATGCCATTTCGACATTTACTAATAGATTATCTAATGCTGGTATCTTTGTGTGAAGATCAATAGCAGTAAATGAAGTCTGTGTTCCGCCAGACAAAACTGATAATGGCTCATCAAAGCTATATGTACGAGTCAATCCATTTCCGGACTGATACATAAGAACAAAATTAGCGCTACCATCAGTTACAGCCCAACCAATACGACGCGAAATTTCATATCCGACTGGCAAATAAGGATTTGTAGCAGATAATGAAAGCACTGCAGCGGTTGGTTTGCTATTCATATAATCACCGATCAAGTGTACATAATATACAGTTGATGCGGCTAAAGTACCGGTATCCATTCCATTAACACCTATCACGGCAGTATTAATAGTTAAAGCAGTTCCTAAAGAAATATCAAAAACATTATCTTTATCACTGCATATACCTACTGCAACACTTAATGTGGTATTGGAAGCCCAGGAAACAGCTAAACCATTGCAATATGGTGCTGTTAATCTCGAAATTGGTGAATTTGACATAATTAATTTCTCCTAATTTTTAAAAATTACATTGGCAACAAAATACGTTGTGAATATTCAGGCACAATTGTCGACGCCCAAATACCATCATGCACCAATTGTTGCAAGTTTTTACCAAGCACCGCACCATAAGTTAAGCGCAATGAAACACCAGAAACATCATCATATTCACTAGCAGTGTCAAATGGTCTTTGATCTGGCAATCTCGGCATTGCTAAAAAGAATGCGTCGCCAGCAAGCAATAATCCTGCTTTATGACTTGGCATAACTTTAATTTTCATACCTGCTTGTATAGGAACATTCATATTCTGATACGCCCCAGGAGCAGTTACTAAGCCAATAGGACTACCAACAGTCGAGCCATTTCCTGTCATAATCTTTATTACTACTGTAGTTCCAGAAGCAGCGGCATCTTCAGTAATACGGAATTGTACTGACTGAGATGTTAAGCTCTGTCCTTGGAATGTTAATGCGCGTGCATTTGGCAATCCAGCAGTGTCAATAAATTTAGCAACATCACCACGTTTAATTGCATCAGCACTACCACTTAAAGAGGCATCGCAAGTGCAAGTAATTTCTGTAACATTTTGTCCTGTTGGGTCATTAGTGCTTACTACAGTTAAAGTTTGAACTGCTAAGCTTGCACCATCTCCAACTGTTCCAGAAATATGAGTTGGTAATAAGTTAGATTTATAATAATCAACTCTTGGAGTTCCAAAGCTTCCAACTTCCCATGACATAGCAATATCATTGTTACGCTCTGGAGCAAATTGATTTAAACCAGAACCAATAATCGGTGGAATAATAGTATTTGGTAATATAACTTTCATTCCTTCCGCAACTGTTCCAATTTCAACGAAATTTTGAACCATTTGATCTAGTTCTTGATAACTATTTAATGGAGTAATAACGCCAGCAGTACCATCACCATAAAAACGGCATGGTCCTGATTCCGTATGATATTTACCACTTGGAATATAATGACTATTATCATTTGGGTCAGGAATCATTACAGGAACATCGCTAATAACATTCAATGCAATGTTCTTTTCAATTTTCGCGCCCAAAGCTTTAATAGCAGCTTTACCAATTTTAGCCATGTATTGATCTTTATCTAAATTGAACAATTGTTCTGGATTGGTAACCGCCATTGATGTATTGGCTGATTGATCAACCGTTAATTGATGAACGCGTTGAGTAATAGCCTGATTAACCGCAACTAAGCCATCGGCTGTAGTAAAACGGTATGGTAATTCCATATTTACTGAAGAACCTAAGTTCGTAGTAATATTTTGGAAATTTTCAAATTTCTTATTTGCTATCGAGATAAAAACGCCTAGGTTTTGTAAAAACGCTAATTCGCTTTCTTGATAGGTTATAACTTGTTGTAAAATATTTGTCGTAGCCATAAATAAAAACACCTCTTATTAAAGAATAAATTTTTAGATAATGGCTAGTCTGAGCTATTACACGCGATATTGCGGTAATCTTCTTA